GGCAAAGCCCCACGCCGCCATGCATCGCAGGCCGTTGGCGAGGTCGGTCACCCACAGAAATAGCACCGCGTCGCGCGCCGCCGGGCAGCCGAGCGACAGAATGTCGTCGAGGTCCATGGTCGGATAGTGGTTCTCGGCGCTCTTCTCGCGCCCGGTCACCTCCGAATGGACGAGGAATTTCCAAGGCGGATCGGCATAGATCACCGGGTAGGTCGGCCCTTCCGCGCCGCCCTTCCACCAGATCGGCGCGGTGCGCTCGCCGCGCCGCGCGATCATGTCGAGATGGGCCAGCCGCACGCTGTGCCGCGTCGTCGCCTGCTCGGCGCGGATGTCCTTCGCCACCTTGACCAGCTCGCGGCGGTTTTCCGGCTCGGGCAGGAAGGCGGTGCGGATCGTCCTGCGTGCTGGCTGACGCACGCCGTCGCGCCCCTCGACCTCGTCATGGTGGCTAATTTCTCCACCATCGACCAGTTTGTCCCGCACCGCCTGTACCGTCGAATGATGGACGCCGAGACGCGCCGCGATCGCGCGCGCGGAGATCGACGGCGTCTCGCGCAACTGGTCGGCAATGACCTGCCGCTTCTGCTCGCTGGTCAGGTGCCTGCGCGAGACGTTCAATTCGCGCGAAAGCTGCCGCTTGTCGGCTTCGGACAACCCCTTGCGCACGAAGCGCGGCCAGTCGACCAGGCCGAGACTTTCGCAGATCTCGACGCGATGATGCCCGTCGATGATGTTGCCGTCCTCGTCATACTCGACCGGCACCAGCACGCCGTGCTGGATGATCGACGCTTCAAGCGCGGCGAACTCCTCGGGCGAGAGACGGGGGAGAAGCTGGTAACGGCTCATAGCGGGTCGACCCCCGCATCGAGCGCATCCGCCAGCCAGTTGCATATCGCCTGCCGGCTGGTCAGCCCGTCGATCCCGATGCGCAGCGCATCGACGGCCGCGCCGCGCCAGACGGGCGCATTGATCCATTGGTGCAGATAGGCGCGCATCGTCACGATCTGCTCGCCGGTCATCTCAGACCCTGACAGATACGCTTCGACCGCGGGCCTGAGCACGCCTGTCGTTTCGGCCATCCAGAAACCGGGAACGGCATAGAACCGCATCTCACACCATCCCCAGCGCGCTCTTGTAGAGGTCGAGGATCGCCTCTTCCTCGGCCCGCTCGGCCGGGTCCTTCTTGCGAAGACGGATGAGGGCGCGCATGGCCTTGGTGTCGAAGCCGTCGGCCTTCCCCTCGGCGAACACCTCCTTGATGTCGTCGTTGATCGTGGATTTCTCTTCCTCGAGCCGCTCGACGCGTTCGATGAGGAAGCGCAGCCGTCCGGCGGCTACGGTCTGCGGACCGGATGCCTCCCCGTCGCCATCAACCTCCGCGTCAGGACGCAGCGTCTTCCCCACGCGATCACGCCCGGGCTGGCGCACGGCATAGGCGTCGTATTCGTCACTCGCCGACATCAGCGCGCCTCCCCGATCTGGATCGTGTTGACGCGCTTGCCCTTGTTGTAGATCTCGACAACCGCCTTCGTGATCGCCGTCTCGGACGATCCGCCCGATAGCTTGCGGAAGGCCTCGGCATGCGCAGTCAGCTTCACCAGCGATTGCGGGCGCAATGCAGCGGCGAGATCAGCATCATTGAGGCCGGCATTGTTGCGGATGATCCGCGCCAGCGCCGTGATCAGCACGCCCCGAAGCGCGTGCGCGTCGTCGGGCCACGCGGCACGGATGGTCAGCAGCGCCCGTTTCGTCGGCGCGTCGCCGTAACGCTGGATGCAGCGTTTGACGGCGCTGATCGAGTTCGTCAGATGCGGCCGGTAGTAGCCCTGGCTCGGCACCACGTCGCAGCCGGCCGATTGCAGCACCGCCGAGACGGCGAGCGCGGTCGGATCGCCAGCCGTCAGCCCGGCCCAGTATTGCTCGACCGAGGTCACCGCCATGCGGTCGCGGTTGATGGCGAGGAAATTGCCCGCCTCGTCGGCCATGCCGGCATGCGGCACGATCACCGCCGGCACGTCGCTGATATCTGGGTGCAGCTCGGCCGCCTTCCAGCGATGCTGGCCCTCGACGACATTGTATCGCCCGTCATCCTTGCGGGTCAGCACCAGCGCGCCGAACTTCGCCCAGGAGAAACCCCTCAGGATACGGTCGACCAGCGCCGGCCTGATCTCGCGCTGATAGTTTGAATCGACGTCGATCAGCCCGACATCCACCCAGGCAAGGTCCGGCTTGTCGCCGATATCGAGATTGATGTCGCTCATGCGCCGGTCCTCTCTTCAGCGCGCGACACGAGGCGATAGCCCCTGCCCCACACGGTCCCGATCTCGACGCCGAGCGGCTTGAGCTTCTTGCGGAGCTTGCAGATGAAGACGTCGATAATCTTGATTTCGGCCTCGTCGGCCTCGACGACATAGAGGTTGGAAAGCAGGCTCTCCTTCGAGACGATCGCGCCGCGCGCGTCGCGCAGCTGCTCGAGCACGCCGGCCTCCTGCCTCGTCAGGCAGGCAAAGCGCCCCCCCCTGACGACGATGCCGGCGGGGTCGACCCGCAAGCTGCCGTCTTCCGGCAGCGTCTGGCCGCATGTCGGGCAGGCGCAAGGCATCACACCAACTCCCGCTCGTCGACGGTAACGCGCGGCTGGCGCGCGAGGTAGTTGCGATGGAATCCGCAATAGCTGCCGTTGACGCTGCCGCGCCGCCAGTCCTCGACCTCCTCGGCGCAGAACCGCACGCCGGAAGGCGGATGGCCGACCGGGAAGCGGCAGCAACGCTCGCCGAGTTCGACGAGCCGCTTGCCGGCCGGGTCCGCGCCTGGCGCGATCGGCGCGTTCAGGCCGGCGACGGCATCGAACCACGAGCGATGGAAAGCGGAAGCGGGCGGAAGCGCGTTCATGCCTTCGCCCCGCCGGAAACGAGAGACAATCCGCCTTCGCCGCGCGCCCGCGCCAGCTCGCGACGATAATCGGCGATCGACTCCTCGAGGCGTTGCGCGGCGCGATCCATGCTGGTGGCTTCGGCCGGCGTCACATGGCTGTCGGAGAAGGCGAGCGCCCCTTCGGCCATCAGCGCCGCGGCATTGGTCACCGCCTCCGCGTGGCTTGCCATGATGCCGGCATTGCCTTCCGCCTCGCGCACGCGGTTGCCCACCGGCAGCCCGGCGAACTCCGCCATCACGCGCGAGACATCCGCACGGCCGCTTTCGGCCTCCAGCGCCGCCACGGCGGCCACCGAGGGAAAATCCTTGGCGTCGGCATCCTGCCAGCGCCCGACGGTCGATTTGCCCATGGTCAGGATGTCGGCCGCGCGCTCGATGCCGCCGGCGGCGGCGATCAGGTCGCGCAGCGCGGCCTTGAGGCGGAAATGTCTCACATTGGCATTCGGGATCATGGTTCCTCGCGGCGCAAAAAGGTTTCCCGCGCCGGGAAAACCCGGCGTCGTTTCCCGTGGCGGGAAATGGTCGGAGCTGGTCAAAGTGCGGGCATGGAAAACGCCCGCGAACACATCACATCACGGCGGCGCTCGCGGGAGAGCGTCGGGCGGGACGCCCTCCCGCGCCGCTACGCAGGCACGCGTACTGACAGATTCGGAAAAGCGGTTGCCGGCCGCGCGCACGAACGGCGGCACGGCGACGAGGTCGCCCTCGTCGGTGAGATAGCGGGCCGCGGCGGGAGGAAGCGGGGAGGAGGACGCCCCTCCCGCCGCGGCAATCTCCGCGCCGCAAGTCCCTGCGATGCGGAGATGGAAACTGACTTGCGTGCCGCCGGGAAGCGGCAGCGGGAACTTGCCCCAGGGGGTTTTCAGCGCGGAGGTCATTCGGCGGCCTCCGTTATCCGTTTCTCCGCGAGGATTGCTAAGTCTTGGACTGTGATGGACAGGCCGTCTTTCGCGGCCGCGCGCTCGATGGATAGCCACCACTCGGCAGGGATGCTGTCGCGCTGCCTCCATTTGCGCACCGTCGCGACAGGCGCTGCGATCGCCGTCGCCATGACGTCCACCCGCCCCCAGCAATCGATAACATCACGAAACGAATTCATCATGGCGCGAATGAATAAGACAATTTGTCCTAATTCACAAGCGCCAATCTGTACCGTGATTAAATCATCGCGCTAGGACAGATTGTCCAACATGAAAAAAGCCATGGACGAGTTCACGCTTGCCTTCATCTCGCGTACGCGCGAGGCTCGGACGGCGGCGAATCTCACTCAAGAAGAAGTTGCCCGTGTGCTCGGAATCGAGCAGCCTACCTACAAGTGGTATGAGACGCGCACCCCACTCCCGCATCGTTATGTCGCGCCTTTTTGCACTCTCACCAGAGTGAGCTCTGACTGGCTTTTCACGGGCCGGCGCCCACCGCGCAGCGGCCCGTCCAGCAAGTCCTCCGACGCGGCCTGATCCTATCATTGAGTAATCCCTGCGGCGGTCCGTGCGACCTGAAGAGAATCGGCTGCACCACCGCCTGCCGTCACTACCCGCACAAACTGCACCGGTAGACCTCCGGCGGAGATAAGACAATTTGTCCTTTACGTGAAGGACAAATTGTCTTATATCCATCGCGATCAAGCGATTGGAGAACACCATGCAGCCCCAGCAATCAGCCGTCGGCCGGCTTTCCGGGTTCGTCGACGCCGGCAGGCATCTCCTTCTTGAACTGCATGCCGCGCATCGGCAGCCAATTGCTGGCCAGACGCCGGAAGGCACCAACCTTGTAACGGTGCTTCGCTGCGGCCTCCTCAGGATAGATCGCGTTTGTGGCCGTGTTGTACGCCAGCGCGGAAATCCCACGAAATGCGGGAGGGGCCTCCCCCGCAATTCGGAACAGACTGGCCCGCGCGCTCCGAAGACTTTCTTCGCTGTCCCCAACCTCTTCCAGAATGGCGCGAATAGTCTGGATGCGCGTGCGGAACGCGCGATGCTCCCGGGCCGCGCCAGCCGGATCGACGACGAGCAAGAGGACGCCGGCAAGCGCAGATGTGGCCACAAGCCATACGACGCCGCCAGCTACCTCACCCACCATTGCGGCTACAGCACTCGTCCCCAGCAGCACCTGCACACCGGTAAGGAACCGGTTCAACCTCGCGAAAAACTGCTCGCGGATGGCGTGATAGGCGCTGTCGCAGGTCAGATCGAAACGAACCTCGTGAGCCCGGTTCTTTATTTCTTCGGGCTCGGCGGTGGGGGCGGAGGCGCGAAGTTCGTGTCCTTTCGCGCTCCGTCGCCGAAGGGCGGGCGGGGCGTCGGGCGTGGCGGGGGCGGGGGTGACTTCGGTCCCTTGCTTGCGTGCCATGTGGCCTCTCTCATCAGAATCGTCTCCTTGTGGTTGTGGCATAAGGGGATGTCAGGTGCCGGCGTGTGCGTGAACACGCGCCGGCACCGCTATTTCAAAGATGATTCGTGCGTTCCCGCCACGGAAATTCTTGCCAATGCCCGATATTCACAGGGCATTGCACAATGAGCCGCAAGAATTTCACCCGCAAAGACCGCGCGCGCATCTTCAGCCTTGGCCGCGGTTGCTGCCACATCTGCGGTGGCAGGATTTCTGCCAGCGAGGCATGGGAGATCGAGCACGTCATCCCCTACGCCCTGACCCGGGATGACAGCGACGACAATCTGCGCCCGGCACATGTGAAGTGCCATTCGAAGAAGACGCACGGCGAGGACCGGCCACGCATCTCCAAGGCCGAGCGCGTTCGCGCCAAACATCTTGGCCAATGGCCGAAGCCCTTCGGCAATGCCCGGATCAAGTCCCGCCCATTCCGCCCGACACGCCCATTCAAGCATCAGGAGAAACACTGATGGACCCGCGCCCCCCTGTCCATTTTGGACCGTTCCCCAGCTCGGCCGAGATCAATGAGCAGGTCCGCGCCGACGCCGCCAGAGCAATGAACTGCGCAGCGGGGCAGGTCGCGATCGTATTCGTTGCGTCTCTCGCTATCGGCCTGTTCGCGCTGCTGTGCTGGTCGCAGCTGGCTAAATACGAAGCGGCCCTCGCCGCCTGCGCGAGGGTTTGAGCGATGACCGCCGGCCTGAAGCCATGCCCGTTCTGCGGTGGATCGATGGAAGATCGTGGCTATGGCGCGATTCATATTGACGGCGGCGGCTGCCCGATCGGGGACCACGCCATCGCCGTCGAAAAATGGAACCGTCGAACGAGCGAAGCAGCTACAGAAGGCTGGGACGACACCCGCTCCATCTTGCTCGCCGCCGCCAGCGCGGCAAGCGGCGCCGTCACCGATCTCGTCGAAGCGGCACGGCTCGCGACTGGTCAGAACTTCACCCGGGCCAATCAGATCGAGACCATCACGATGCTGATCGACGCGCTTCGGCTCGCGGTGGAAGCCAAGGGTGGCGAAGGCGACGAGATGCTGCTCGTCTCCCTCGACAATTGGGTGGCCGACAATGCCTGATCGCTCGCCCTTCAACCCAGCCGACCCGTTCGACGCCATTGCCGATTTGGCCAAGTCCGAGCTCGCCTATGCCGGCATCCGCCTGACCGAGCGCCCGGAATACAAGGCGATCGAGGCAGACGCCGACGTTGGCCTCCCGATGGCGGTGATGTGCGGCGCGCTCACCGCCGTCTGCGGCATCGTCATGTCGCACGCGGCCGAGACCGATGAGAACCACGCGATCATCCGCGCGGCCATGACCGCCTATCTGCCGCAGGCCATCGACCAGGCCCGCAGCATCCTCGGCCTGCCGCCGCTGCCGGCCGACACATCCGACCCTTTCAACCAGGAGACCAGACCATGACGCATGCCGCCACCCTCGCGGCGTCACCGGCCACGGATGCCATCACCATCCGCCGCCCCGACGCCGCCAACTCCATCTTCCTCGTCGAGGGCCGCGCCCGGGTCTTCATCCGCGCAGGCACCACGATCGACGGCATTGAGTTCACGCGCGAGGTGGAAGTCGAGATCCCGGCCGACGCGCTCGCGCCGGGCTCGGACTTCCACGTCCGCCTCGAAGACGGCAAGCCGGTCGCGCTGCGGCCGATCTCGCTCGCGACGGACGGCGTCATCGGCGGCTTCCATCTCGCGCCGGGCGGCAACGCCACGGCTCGCGCTGGCGGCGACGCCATGCCGGCGATCAACCCGCTTTCGTGCTGGGACGCCGGCTTCCGCCCTGCCTGTGCCGACCCGCGCGGCATGGCGCTTGTGACGATGCCCGGCGGCTATCGCTTCTGGTGCGACATCTACCTGCTCGGCCGCGACCACGAGAAGGACGGGTCGAGCCGCCACGGCGTCGAGATCGCCGACGGCAACTCCATGCCGGACGGCTTCAATTTCGCGCAGGCCTCGGGCGCGCTCGCCCATCATGGCAAGGAGCTCCTCACCTATGACGAGTTCCGCGCCGCCGCCTTCGGCGTCACGGAAAAGAGTGCCACGTCGCGCGATCCGAAGAACGCCGGCCTCGACGCCCCCCGGACCAGTCGCTTCGGCCTCATGCAGGCCACAGGCAATCTCTGGGTCTGGGGGACGGATGGCGACCCCGACGAGGAACGCCCGTCCCTCTTCGGCGGCTCGTGGTTCGGCGGCTCGAACGCCGGGTCCCGCCGCGCGTTCCTGGGCAACTGGCCGGAGAACTCGGACGGGCTCATCTCCGCGCGCGGCCGCTGCGACCACATGCAGCCTGCCTAGCCCGCGCGGAAGCGCGGGCCTGACCTGAACCGACGATGGCCGCCATGATCCGAGAACAGCACAGCAGCGCCCGCGATCTGGCGATCGTCGAGAAATACGAGGCCGCTGTGATCTACCTCTACCCCATCCTCCAGCGGATGCCACGCCGGCACGGAAACCTGCGCGACACGCTGATGCGGGTGATGTTCGATCAGGTCGGCCTCTTCTACCAGGCCGCGAAGTCGAAACAGGCATCGCGGCTCTACGCAGCGGACGCCAACATGGCGACGCTGCGGTTCTGGCTGCGCTTCGCCGCAGGCGCCGAGATCAAGGCGATCAGCCACGCCCAGCACCGCAATGCGCTCCGGCACGTCGCCGAGGCCGGCGCGATGCTGGGTGCATGGATCGGCGCGGCGAAGCACGGAGGGCGAGCGGGGTCATGATGCGGTTCCCGTCCATCTTCGGCGGCTCGTGGATCAACGGCTCGAACGCCGGGTCCCGCCACGCGATCCTGGACAACTGGCCGGAGAACTCGAACGAGAACATCTCCGCGCGCGGCCGCTGCGACGACCCTTTCCCGGCTCGGCGCGGGTCACGGCCCCGTCGGCCAATGTCCACTGGCGCGCCGCCACACGGCCCGCGCCCGGGTGGTCGGCCCGCTCGTCCTGCTTCGGCGAACACATTGCAGGGTCCGGTAAAGCGGGGAGTAGCGGCCGCCGGCCGTCGAAACCCGCGACCGGCGATCCTGCCATGAGCAAGAAGCACCGCAACCTCATCGGCATCATCACGTCGGACGCGAACATGCGGCGCGCCTTCCGGCTCACCGCGCGCGGCAAGAGACTGACGCCCAGCCATCTGGCCTTCAAGGAATATGCGGCGCTAAACCTGCACCTGCTCGCCGCCGCGATGCGCGACGGCAGCTACGCCCAAGGCGCGCCGCGTCGCTTCACGATCTGGGATCCCAAGCAACGCGAGATCTCGGCCCTCCCCTTCGAGGACCGCGTCGCGCAGCATGCACTGTGCGCCGTCATCGGCCCGATCTTCGAGGCGACGCTGCTGCCGCGCACCTTCGCCTGCCGTCCCGGCAAGGGCACCCATTCCGCCGCCACGGCGCTCCAGGCTGACATGCGCCGGCTGATCAGGGACGGCGACCCGCTCTACGCCCTGAAAACGGACTTCTCGCGCTACTTCGCGTCGGTCGACCTCGCCGTCCTGCGGCGGATGATCGAGGCGAAGATATCCTGCCGCGCCACCTTGCGCCTCATTGAGGCGATGCTGCCGCGCGCGGGCCTCGGCCTGCCCATCGGCAGCCTGGTCTCGCAGATCTTTGCCAACGTCTATGGCGGCGCCGTCGATCGTCACCTTCAGCAGCAGCTCGGCGAGCGCCACTGGTTCCGCTACATGGACGACGTCGTCGTCCTCGGCCGCTCCTCGGGGCATTTACGCCGGGTCCGCGACGAGATCGAGGCGCTATCCCGCAACCACCTCGGCCTGCGCTTCTCGAAATGGTCGATCCAGCCGGTGACGCGCGGCGTCAACTTCGTCGGCTATCGCATCTGGCCCACGCACAAGCTCCTGCGCCGCGACAGCATCGTGCGCGCGCGGCGACGCATCATGAGCCTGAGGGCGCGCGGCGACGCGGCCACGCTGCAGAAGTTCCTCGCAGCCTGGACGGGTCACGCCCGATGGGCAGACAGCCGCAACCTTCTGGCAAGCCTCGATCTGGATCTCGAAAGGACCGCCCGATGAGCATCGTCCGCCATGGCGCGCGCTTGCAGGTCTGCTGCGATTCCTGTCCGGCCGCATACCCGAACACCTACGAGGCGGAGGATTTCACGGTGATGGTGACCGACGCGAAGACGGCAGGCTGGCTCATCCGCAAGGCAAAGCCCAAGGCGGACGGGCAGGACACCTCCGACCTGTTCGGCAGCGCCCCGCGCATCGCCGGCAAGCCGGCGCGAGACGAGCCCTACACCCACACCTGCCCGAACTGCGCCCGGCCGCTGCCGACATCGAGGGAGACGCTCCTGTGACATTACCGGACCTGATATCGCCCGCCGCCGTTGTCCAGCACTTCAACGAAGCAGGCATCACAATCTCGGAGCGCGAGCTGCGCCGCCGTGCCCGCGAACTCGGCGCTTGCCGAGAGATCGGAAAGGCGCTTTTCTTCACCGCCGACGATATTCGGGCGCTGCTCGAGGCGGCGCTCACTCAAGGAACGCGAGCATATAGATGCCGAAGCTCAGAAAACGCGGCGAAGTCTGGCACTATTCTTTCACCGTCGCCGGAAAGCGCATACGAAAGAGCGCGGAAACGCCTGACAGAAGCCTCGCCGAAGAGATCGCGCTCCGCCACGAACTCCGGCTCCGTCGTGCCGCTGTCCACGGCGAAAAGGCAGAGCTGACCTTCGCCGAGGCGATCAACCTCTATCTCGATCACAAGTCATCGGCGCGCTTCCTCGCCCCGCTACTCGAGCGATTCGGCCGCTGGAAGGTCGCGCAGATCGACCAGCCGGCCGTCCGCAAGGCGGCGCGCGAGCTGTTGCCGAGCGCCTCGCCGGCGACGTGGAACCGCCAGGTGGTGACGCCGGTCCGCGCCGTCATCAACTTCGCCGCCGAGGAAGGCCTGTGCGATCATTTCCGCATCAAGCGATTCCCGGAGGGTGGAAGAAAGGCCCGGCCGGCCGGCGACAAGACGTGGCTCGCCGCGTTTCAGAAGCAGGCACGGAAGCAGGACCTTCATCGTCTGGCCGCCCTCGCCCGCTTTATGTTCGAGACCGGAGCGCGTGTCGGCCAATGCTGCCAGCTTACGTGGAGCGACATCGACCTTCAGGCCGGCGCCGCGGTGCTGCGCACCCGCAAGACCGGCGCGAGCGGCGCCCACATGGAAGAACGCACGGCCTACCTGACCCGCAACTGCGTCGCCGACATCGCCAACCTCTCGGATCGCCATCCCAGGCTGGTGTTCGGCTACGCATCGAGATCCACGCTCCACAAGACGTGGAGTCGCGTCGTGGCGAAGGCTGGCATCGCTCCCCTAACCTGCCATGAGGCGGGGCGGCACGGCTTCGCGACCGAGGCGATCGTCAGGGCCGGCCTCGACGTGGCGACCGCGGCCGATCTCGGCGGCTGGAAATCGCGCCGCCTGATGATGGAAACCTACGTCCATTCCGATGCCGGACGCGAGACGATCGAGAAGGTGTTCGGTGACGCAGGCAAAAGGCGGAACAAACGATGATTTCCGTGTGCCAATTTTGTGCCGCACGCGCCTTCCTGTTCGCGCAAGGTTCTGTTTTCGCCTGCGCGAAACTGCGAGATGTTTTTCGCCCGCGAAAGGGTTTTACCCTTGAAACGTCAAGGGTTCCCGGCTATCCGAGCGGGCACGGAGAGGTGGCCGAGTGGTCGAAGGCGCTCCCCTGCTAAGGGAGTAGGCTCCAAAAGGGCCTCGTGGGTTCGAATCCCATCCTCTCCGCCATGCTCTTGCACCACGCCGCGGCAAGCCCGATCTTACAGCAAAATCACCTCGCCATCTAAGGGGGTTGAATTTTGCCCATCATCGCCACCGCGGCGTGGTCGATTCCAAAGCCCGTCGCTGCTGTGTTTCCCGAGGAGGGAAGCGGGCTGGCGCGGTATGCGTCGGTTTTCAAAGGCGTGGAGGTCAATTCGACCTTCTATCGCCGCCACAAGACGTCGACGTTCGAGCGATGGGCTGCAACCACGCCCGACGGTTTCCGGTTCGCCGTCAAGATTCCGAAGGAAATCACGCACCAGCGCGCGATGAAAGACATTCGCGAACCATTCGGGGTCTTTCTTCAGGATATCTCGGCGCTGGGCGGCAAGCGGGGGCCGCTGCTGTGCCAGTTGCCGCCGTCGTTGCGGTTCGATCCGGGAATCTTCGAGGGGGCCTTCGATACGATGCGGACCCTGGATCAAGGGCCGATCGTGATCGAGGTGCGGCACGAAAGCTGGAGATCCGACGACGCGATCGCGTTGCTGCAACGATATTCGATCGACCGGGTGCTCGCCGATCCGGCGCTGGTCTGGCCCGCTTCCGATTTCCGGCAGGGCCCTCGCTATGTCCGTTTGCACGGCAAGCCGAAGGTTTATTACTCCAGCTATTCCGATGCCGAGATCGGCGCGTTTTCGAAGCTGCTGGGGCCCGATAGCTGGTGTGTTTTCGACAACACCGCTTCCGGCGCCGCGATTGAAAACGCCCTGACCATGCTTGGAAGACGCTGACCTGTGGGCCGGCGCGAGGCGCGCGGCCCTTGGCGCAGCCCCGGCCCGGCAAAGAGCGATGGTTCACGGGATCGGCGAGGCCGTCCTGCGCGAGCGGGGCGGCCGCTAAGCCGCCCCTTTCTTCGCCGTCCTTAGAAGGATCAGCCCTTGTTCTTGAGCACGGCGCCGACGATGCCGGTCAGGATCGCGCCGCCGCCGGCGCCGCCGAGCACGTCGCCCAGCAGCCCGCCAAGCGCGCCGCCGGTCGCGGCGTCGGCAGCCACGCCGCCGCCGCCGAGCAGCGCGCCGAGGATCTGGCCACCGGCAACGCCGCCGATCGCGCCGCTGAGCAGCTTGGGAAGCTGGCC